CTCTGAGAGCACTCGATGTGTCACCGACAGGTGCCCCCGTAGTCCTCCGCGTCACGTTGTTCGTGATCGTGTCGGACCAATTGTGGGTGTGGTCATCCTTCTGCGACTTGGTGTCGAACTCAGCCTTGTTGGACACACTGAAATCGTCGGCATGCTTGTGCTTAGGGATGACGTGGGAATGCTCGGCCACACCGCTCCTTGCACCTCCGGTTTTACCCCTAGCAAAATCTCCGCTTGAGGCGGCGACCGCCAGCCGGTTACCGGTGAAATCAGGAACCTTGAAATTCCCGCTACCCCCACCGTAAGCCTCACCAATGACAGCAAACAAAGCCTGGTATGTGGGGTCCGTCGAAGAGTACGCCCTGCCGTCGCACATCACATATCCGGCAGGAGCCGAAGCCCCAGCAAAATCCAGAATGGAGCCAGTCGGAACCGCCGCCGGCGAAGACGCTATTTGACCAACCGTCGCTGCGTGGTTATCCGCAGTGCCGGAGGAAGGCAAAGTCAACGGGCCTGTCATGTTGACTGAGCCGTCGGCGTGTACCACCTCGGCGTTCACGAAGTTTTCGAGAAGATCGAAGTTGGTTCGCACCGGAGTCGCGTCAGCAGGCGTGTCGTTCTCAATTAACAAAAGTGGGTCAATGCTAGCCATCTCTCAGTTCTACTTTCTCACGTCGTAAAACGACGCATCTTGACCTTCATAAAAATGCCGTCAAAACCCCACGGTTTGCCCGGCTCGTAAGTGCTGAACTCCAACTGTACCGCTCGAGCGAGACCCAGTCCGGTGCCTGTTCTCCCGATCTCTGAGCCTGTCGGCGGCACTCCCCAGTCGGACCCACCAGGGGCGTCGTCGCCTCCCACCGACCAGTCGAAACCGCCGTGATCAGGATCCCCCGCAGCTCCGAGCTCCGTCCAAAAAATGTCGTGACCCGAACCGAGCTGAATCCCGCCCAACGAACGCCGCACATTGCTCGAGTCGTAGTTGTGATACACGTCGCACCGCACCGTCACAGTCTTCGGGGTTAGCGGCGTAAGAAAACGAGTTCGCAGCCAGCTCTTGTTGAGCTCAGGTCGACCAGCATCTTTCCAACCCGTCCGGTAGTAGGCGTAGAACGGTGTTGGATCACCGTTCTCAAGCAAAAAATCCGAAGCGATAAGTCGCGCATCGCCAGACTCGCCAGACTCACCAATCGACACCACCGCTGCCGCCCCCGTGTCGCCCGCCACGACAGCCAAAGGCACATCGGCGTCGATATCCGACCCCTCAAGAATGCAACGCATTGACCCCTGACCAAGCCTGTGCCCAACCCAAACCCCACCGTTCGTGTCTGGGTCATACACCCCAATCGTGTTTCCGTTTACGGGGTCGTCTTCGGAGGTCGGCGACGACACCCACAGGCGGCGGGCAACAAACCCCAGCCAAACGTCCTGGTATCTTGCCTTCAAAATGCCTTCCAAAATGGGCCGTACAGCCAACGACACTTCCGTCAACTGTTGGCCGTTGTATTCAAAAATAGCGTTTCGGTTAGACGCCGAAAAGAAGTAGCAAGCCGACTCTGAGCGGGCGATCGCTGCCGGCGTCGGGGTTCCGATGCCCCGAGATAATTGCACCAACTGCCACGAATCCAGGTCGTAGCCGTACAGCCCCCACAATGAATCCGTCTTAAAAATAAGAAGATGATCCTGGAACGACTGGATCCCCGTGATCTTGCCGCCACCCGTTTCGATGTCAAGGAAATCTTTGCTCGCCCAATCTTCCGGCTCGTTAGGGTGTGACCAGCGAATGCGGTTCGGGTACTTCCGGTCCGAATACCCATCGCCGGACTCCGTCGTTCCCGCAACAAACAAATAACCGACATGCGCCGCCGCGAGGTCGCAAGAGGGCATATTCCCCTTCTCGGAGATCGTGTAGTCCTCATTCCAAGCACCGCCCCGCCCTGAGTCCGAGGGGTCTTTGAGCGCCACCGGGGCTTCACCCCTGAAACGACTGTGCGGCGACTTGGAGCCGGCAGCGATATACATCGTGTCGCCCCACGACGCATAGTCGGCGAGATACCCCCGGCAATCACACTCGACTTCCAAGTCCACGAAATCTTCGTCCGCCCCACCCGACGCATAAACCGTTCCAGCGTTAGCGATGTATATCTGAAACGACCCGTCAGCGAGGGGGTGCGACTCGCCGCTGCGCGGATCCCACGTTTCGACTTCCGCTACGACATCGGTCTTATTCCACCGCCTAAATCCACTCCGAGTGTAAAAACCTTGCCCCGGCTCAATCTCCACATTGAGTAGGGCGGGAGATTCGTTGTCGGCAACCTGAAGGACGTTGGCGCGCAAATTCGCCCCACCCGTAAAATCCAGAAGATCAAGAGGTTGCAAAGCCGACATGGGGCGCTATGCCTCCAACTGTTCAATGCGTGCTCGAAGGGCGCGAACCTCTTCTGCCAGCCCAGAAGATTGGGGGGTGTTAATCACTAACGACGGACCCCGCCGCCGCTGACCCCCAATGGCGGTAAACGACTGGGGACCAAAAACCATTGGCGTCGGCTGCGTCGGCTCCATCACGGCGCCACGGATTGTCATGGCGTCGGTCTGCCAACGCTGCATATACGTCGACTCGAGGGTCTCGTCTTCCTGCTGGGCGTACGCCAACGCTATAGCGTAATGAGCCAACGCCTGATGCAACCTGGGATCAATGTCGGGGACCGCCGACGGTCCCTGAGCGATCCAGTCAATCGGGAGCCGGAACCCCGTCATCTCGTAGCCCAAGTCCGTAGCGGCGACCGTATTCGGCCACAGCACGAACTGCCCCGACCACACAGAAAACGCCGCATACCCGCCCGTCGTCGGGGCGTTCCCCCAGGTGTCCTGAGCCGTGACGTGCGGGGTTAGCTGTAGGCGCCACCGCTGGTCGTCGGAAGTCAGGCCCGTGATCGCCGACGTGTTGCAGTCGGCAGGAATGGGGATGACAAAACCGCCCTCGTTCTGCACGAGACTCCAAGTCTTTTCAAACCAGGGCCACTGGTTTTCAAAAGCCACCGTACGAGTGAACGCCTCTTGAAGGTATGCATTCAGCGTACTGTCAGGCAGTTCGCTCTGCGTCGTCTGCGTTTGCGTTCGCACGTAGGTACGAAGCTCGAGGAGCGTCATTGCCATATTAGAAATCCTTCTTCTCGCCCCTGTCGTCAATCAGCCCCAGGCTGCGAGCGTGACCGAAACAATAGTTTGTGGTTTTCGCCGGGTACGCCCTACATTTCGGGATGGCGCATCGGCCTTCCAATTCCTCCGCCGGCGGATCATACGTCCGCATCTGCGTGCCGACGGCACGCTTCACTGACCCCTCGGTGTTGACACCGCCAGCCCCAGGGGTGCGATCATAAAGAGTCGAGATGTGGGCTACGTTGCCGTCTCCCTCCTTCTGACTGTGCTGGTGTTCAAAATACTTCACATCAAAACACCTTTCAATAAAGGGGGACTCCCCAGGGGAGGGCGAGCGGAGGTGACTGCCCTCCCCTGGAAATCAATGACAATCAGGCCGCAGTGACACCGGTCAGCTTCCACAGGCGACGGCGGTTGCGCGTCGTGTGGTTGCCGAACGTGGTGATGTAGCTGATGCGAGCGTCAAGACCCTCGGCAGTAGCCGAACCGGCAGGAGCGGTGGAACCGCTCAAGTTTTCGGTGAACTTCGACTGAGCAAAGTTGCGGTCCTTGTGAATCTTCAGGCCGACATACTTTGAGTTGATGCCGTAGAACGTCGCCGAATCGGTGGCAACGGTTCCCTCTGTTCCACCCGAGCACTGGAAGTCCCACATCATTGGAACGTCCTTGAACATCAGGTTTTGGAAACCGAGGTTTGCCTTCTTCGTGTCGGTGTAGCGCACCTGTGGGGTGAGCGTCGACTCGTAGAAACCGAAGCCGAATGCGTTCGTGAAGATCGCGTCCGTGGTGTCAGGGCCGGCATCCGAGCTGGCGTTGTACAGGTCGCGAAGCTTCGCTTCGAGGCCAGCAGCATCAACGCCTGCGCCAGTGTCGGTCCTAGACGCCCACCAGTCCTCGACGGTGCCATCGATCCCGCCGACCTCGGCGTTGCCGATGATTTTCGGGAGACCGAGGAAGTCGTTCGCAGCAGTTGACGAAGCGTAGGTGCCGAAGAGCATGCCGTTGAGGCGGTTCTTCAGTGTGCCTTCAGCCTGCTCGATCTTCGCCTCAAGGAGGTTGATGATCGCTTCGCGCCCGTTGTTTTGAGCCTCTTCCAGGCCGCTGATAGCGATAGTCGCGTAGAGCTGCTTCCAGTCGAACTGCGCTGCCGACACGGTCGACTGCGGGTCCACTTGGATTGCATCCCACTCGGCGTAGCTGTCAGCCTGGCCTTCGGAGTACATGACCGGCTCAACGATGGATACGCCACCGGAAAGGGTCTTGACACGACCCTTGCTCATGTAGTGCTGGAGAAGCGGACGAGTCTCAAAGACGTTGTCCGTGAGGGTCTTGTGGTAGTTGTGGAACGTGGTCGACAGGATGTCGTTCCACGAAGCCGGAGTGTGTGAGGCGAGTGCCATAACGATCCCCTTTCAAAGGGACTAAGGGCCAAATCGGGCTATTGAATGCCAAGCGAATCAAGCGCCGCTTCAATAGCCTGTTCGGCGTTCATCGGAGATACCACCTGTGCGGGCGCTGTTCCGACGGCTCCCGAGCCCATCCCGACCTGATTTGAAGCGCTCGCCGCTGCCGCCTGTCGCGCCGCTCTTTCGGCTTCGGACGCCGCCTGAGCGTCGCCTCTCGCCGATTCAATAGCTTGCGACTTTTGGTATTGCTGCGCTTGGTAAATCATTGGGAACATCTCAGGGCCAACGTACTGGTCAGTCTGATTAGACATCTGCCAGGCTTGGCCCACGACTGCTCGGGCGTCTTCCATAGACGCTCCATACTGGTTTTGAAGAAAACTGACAGCCTCAGCAAGTTCACGATCCGCACCCTCCGCAGCGTGAAGTTGCTCACGCTCCTCAAACCGGCGCTCTAAATCAATCCTTGCCTTATGCTCTTGGTATAGAGCTGCTTCGTAAGGATTATCGAACTGCGGTTCAGGTTCCGTAGAAGCGGCCACATCGTGCTGCTGCTGCGGGGAAAGATCGAGGAACTGTTCAACGGTAAGCCCGGCCTGAGAAGCCAGGATTTGCATTGTCATCCCAGGGTTTGAACTCACAGCCTGAGCGAGGTTAAGGGCCGATTGGGCCTCCTCGCGTATGGCCGACGCCTCTTGGAACCGCTTAGTAGCGGCGGCGTTTGAGTTATACCCCTTGAGAACCTCGTTCAGTGGAACAGATTGCTCTTCACCATCAACGGTGAGCTTGACAAATCGATCTCCAATATCGGAGGTGTCGAGGTAGTCAATGGGCTCGGCCGGAGCGGCTTCGGCTTCAGGTAGTCCTTCGGGCGCTTCGATACCTTCGCTTGCCAGCTCTACTGGGGCGTCTTGGCTCTCTGCTTCTGCAACGTCTACGTCAAGGTTGGTCACAGAGCAAGATGCTAGCCGCAAACGTGACGAATGTCACCTATTAAACCAACAGGCGCAGTCAAAGCGCACGGGTATCACCCCGGCATGCCGTTTTCCGTCATGTAACGCTGCATAGCAGCCTGACGCAGCGCAGCAACGCGACGGCGGTCGGCGTTGGGATCTATGGCGCCGTTAACTGGTCGCATGCCCGCCGGAAGGTACTTGGCTAGGCCCACGCCGTCGCCGTTCGAGTGCGTCCAGTTAGCGTTCCTGCTCCAGTTTTGGATGGCGTTCCCTACGCCACCGAGCCCGTCGGCAATAGCGCCGGGTATACCGCCAATAGCGTCG